AAATATTTCAACCGTGCACCAATCAAAACTGCTATGGAAGGCGATTTTGATACAGGAAACATGAGATTTAAAGCTAGAGAGCGTTATAGTTTTGGTGTTTCCGACTGGAGATGTGTATTCGCAACTCCGGGAGCATAAAAATATCCTAATATTTTTAAAGGGGTCTTTTCAGGCCCCTTTTTTTATGTATAATAGAAATACCTTGACGAAGAATTAACTTCGACAATAGCCAAGACAAGGAGACATATATGGCTAATTCAACTTTCTCAGGTCCTATAAGATCTGAAAGCACAATTAAAACTGTAAGTAAAAATAGTTCTACCGGAGCAATTACAGAAGTAATTACTATGGGAGATGCACCAGTTGCATTAGGCGATGAAGATAAAACACTGGACAACGCAACGCACAGCGGAAGAGTTTTAGCTGTTCCAGCACTTGCCTCTGACAGAACAATAACTTTACCAGCACCAGTTGCAGGAGCTACTTTTAAGTTTATATATGCAGGAGCCGCTGAAGAAGCACAAAATTTAATAATAGTCACTCCTGGAAACTCAAACTTTTTCTTAGGCAATGTTCAGCATTTAGACACAAACGCAGACAATGTGGGTGTTTATGCAAACGGTAGCTCTAACTCAAAGTTAACCTTAACAGATTTTGGCAGCATGGAAATAAATATAGTAGGAAAAGATAGCACAAACTACTATATTTGGGGTAGCGTAGTTTCTGAAGACGTACCAGCTTTTGCTGACCAATAATAGGAGGCTTAAATGGCAGGCTCTGACGTAAAAGCAAAAAGAATTACTGGAACGGGTTCACTCGCTGTAGGACCTGCTCGAATAAGGCAGATACAATTGAAAACTGCATCTGGAACGCCACGACTTACTGTAACCGATGCAAGTGGAGGTGCTACTGTTTTGGATTTAGATTTTAATGCTTCAGACACCCATTCTGTAAATATTCCTGCTGAAGGAATTAAGGTTAGTGATATATTTGTTAGCACATTAACTAATATCACAGCAGCAACCTTTTTCTTTAATTAGGAAAAATATGGCTAGGAAAAGGGACAAACAACCGCCTAGAACAAAAAAATATTACCGCTCCACTAAAAGTGGGGCGGGCATGACAGCAGCTGGTGTTGCCAAATACAGACGGGATAATCCTGGAAGTAAGCTAAAGACAGCGGTGACCGGTAAAGTTAAAAAGGGTTCAAAAGCAGCTAAAAGAAGAAAATCATTTTGTGCAAGAAGTGCAGGACAAATGAAGAAGTTTCCAAAAGCAGCTAAAAATCCAAACAGCAGATTAAGACAAGCAAGAAGACGATGGAAGTGTTGATGGCAACAAAAAGAGAAAAAGATTTTTTACATAATTTAGACAAAAGAATGTCTGTGCTTGAAGAGGTGATCAAAAGATTAGAAAGTAATCATCTTACACATTTACAAGCACAAATTGATAAGATAGACAGACGGGTTTGGATGTTAATTGCAGGTGTTGTTATACAACTTGTATCTATCGTATTTATTTTTGTAGGAGGTAGATGATGGCCTTAACCGGTGTAGCAAAAAGAAAAGTAAAAAAAGTTCAAGGTAAATTAAAAAAGGCTAGTAAAGCTCATGCTAACCAATCAAAAATACTAGGAAGTTTACTTAAAAATGGCAAAAAAAAGAAAAAAAGATCCTAAAGTTGGAACAGGAAAAAAGCCAAAGGGTTCTGGTAGACGCTTATATACGGACGAAAACCCTAAGGACACGGTTAGTATTAAATTTGCTACGCCGTCGGATGCCAGAGCAACTGTTGCCAAGGTTAAGAAAATCAATAAGCCGTTTGCGAGAAAGATACAAATTCTTACAGTCGGTGAGCAAAGAGCAAAAGTGATGGGTAAAACTCAAGTTGCAAATATATTTAAAAAAGGTAAAGATAGTATTAGAAAACAAAGGAGCACAGCATGACCGTTGTTAGAACTGGACCCAAACCGGGTAAACAAAAGGTTACATATTTTAAAAAAGGTGGTGCCGCAAAAAGTAAGGGTAGTAAAATTTGTCCAGCTGGCAAGGCATGGGCTAAAAGAACTTTTGATACATATCCTTCAGCTTATGCAAATATGGCAGCATCAAAATATTGTAAAGACCCTAATTATGCAAAAGGGGCAAAAGGTAAGAAGTAATGGGTGCACTTAAAGATTGGGTCAAACAAGATTGGGTGCGAATCGGCACCGACGGTAAAATAAAAGGTAAATGTGGAACTTCTAAAGATAAAAAAAATCCAGACAGATGTTTGCCAAGATCTAAAGCAAATAGCTTATCACAAAAAGAAAGAGCCGCTACTGCAAAAAAGAAAAAGCGAGAGGGGTCAAAAGGCAAAACTTTTGTATCTAATACTAAAGCAGCGAAGGTTACGAAGATGGGAACAGGTGGAGCTGTCCCAAGCACAAAAGCAAAAAGACCCTTTAAAGGTAAAGTAAAAACAGGTAGCGTGGTAGCTAGAGGCTGTGGAGCAGTCATGGCTAATAGAAGAAAACAAACAAAAGGTTCAGTAAGCACTTAACAAAGGAGAGCAAAATGCCAGTAAAAAAGAAAAAAAATATGAAGAAAAAAGGTTACGCCAAAATGATGGGTGGCGGCGTAGCTGGTATGAAAAAGAAAGGTTTCGCTAAAGGTGGGACAGTTAAAAAGATGAAAGCCGGTGGTGCAGCCGGTATGAAAAAGAAAGGTTATGCCAAAGGCGGTGCCGTTAAGAAAATGATGGGTGGCGGTGCAGCAGGCATGAAGAAAAAAGGTTTCGCTAAAGGCGGTGCCATCAAAAAAATGAGAAGAGGCGGCCGAGCATAAGTGCCTTATCTTCAAAGTAACATCCCGCATTTTAAATGCTGGGTGAGAAGAGAGTATACGCACAATCACGAAAAATATCATGGTGAGTTTATTCATGCTATGGCTATTGCAGTTACTACTGTGCCTGATAGATGTTTAAGTTTTCAAATGATTTTCACAGGTTGTGAGTCTGATTTTGATGAAAGTCAAAATATTAACGGTGGGGCTATGTGGGCTCGTATGCCGATTACAGCTCTAGTTGCAGATACTCCTTTGGACAATTGGCCAGAGCCTATGCCTGTTCATTTAGTTCAACCTTGGGATTGTAGTTCTCATCATCATTCAATAATAAAACTAGACCGAGTAAGCTCAAGTCCTTGGAAATGTAAAATTGATGGTAAGTTTTACACAGGTAAATACCTCTTTACTGTAGATTATACAGAGTCAGACATAGCTGATGATCCTGCTCAACACAAACAAAGCCATGTAATAGAGTTAACTGATGCTGGTAAATGGACTGGAAATATAGTAGCATTACCTAATAACAGGGTTCGTGCGACGAGTCCTGCATTATGGGAGACTGGCGAGGGTGCACCTGATTTTAAGCCAAGCCAGTGGATTCATAACGCAGAATGTGATAATAGTTATATGGACCCAAGTGTTACATTTGATAATTTATATAAGGATTAAATATGGCAACTTCTAATTCAACAGACTTCGAGCTAGATGTAGCTGAATACATTGAAGAAGCTTTTGAGCGGTGTGGCTTAGAAGTTAGAACAGGGTATGATTTAAAAACAGCAAGACGCTCTATGAATTTAATGTTAGCTGAATGGGCAAACAGAGGTCTTAATCAATGGACTATTGAACAACGTACACAAACAGTTACAGCTGACGATGTTGATTATTCTTTGGGCACAGATGTTATAGATATCCTATCAGCTGTTGTAAGAAGAAGTGGCACAGACTTTAGTTTAAGTAGGATTAGTAGGGATAGCTATTTATCAATACCAAATAAAACTACAACAGGACGTCCTACACAGTTTTTTTTAGATAGACAGATTACACCTAATTTAAAAATATGGCCTGCTCCTGAAAACAGCACTGATGTAATTCATTATGACGCTTTAACCAGAATACAGGACGCTGATGGTTCAGTAAATACTTTAGAAGTACCTTTTAGGTTTTACCCTTGTTTGACAGCTGGTTTAGCTTATTACATTTCTTTGAAAAAAAATCCTAATTTAACACAAATGTTAAAAGCGATTTATGAAGAGGAATTTGAAAGAGCGATGGGCGAGGACAGAGACAGATCAAGCTTTACAGTTACTCCTGAGTACAGCTATTTGAGGAGTAATTAATGGGTAGATTTGCCACAGGCAAACACGCTTACGGCATTTCAGACCGTTCAGGTATGAGATATAAATTAAGAGATATGAAATTTGAATGGAATGGATCTTTAGTAGGTCCCGATGAGTTTGAACCGAAGCATCCTCAATTAGGTCCTTTTCATGTACCTTCGGACGGTCAAGCTATTAAAAATGCAAGGCCTGCAAGAACAGAAAATCCTATAGAACGATTACTTAACCCAGACTCGTTTCTTTCAGGATCTGCGAGTTCGGCTGTAATAACTGTTACAGAACCAAGTCACGGTAGAACAACAGGAGACACTGTTAGATTTAAAAAGGTGAATGGTTTTGACGGATTTACTTCATCTGTTTTGACACAGTCTATCGGGTATAGTATAACTGTAGTAACAACAGATACCTACACTTTTAGTGCTAATGGTCAAACAGCAACAACTGGAGGCATAAAAGGTGGCGGTGTAAATGCAACGGCAGGACCAGTGAGTGTGACACCATGAGTTTTACATACGCACAATTAAAAACAGCAATACAAGATTACACAGACAATGCTGAGACTACTTTTGTAAATCACTTAAATGATTTTATAAAAGCATCAGAAGAAAAGTTGTTGAAGTCTGTAGATCTTGATTATTTTAGAAAAAATGTGACAAGTACTTTAACTTCATCTGATCAGTTTTTAACAGTACCTTCAGATTATTTAGCATCTTTTTCGTTACAAATCACTGCTTCTGGATCAGAAAGTTTTCTTTTGCAAAAAGATGTAAATTATTTAAGAGAATATACGCCAGCTGCTTCAACAACTGGATTACCTAAATATTATGCTAGATTTGATGAAAACAATTTTATATTGGCCCCTACACCTGATACTGCCTACACAATTGAATTACATTATTTTTATAGGCCTACTAGTTTAACTGCTGGAGCAGATGGCGGAACAACTTGGTTAAGCACAAATGCACCATATGCTTTACTTTACGGAGCTCTTATAGAAGCGTATACTTTTATGAAAGGTGAGGCTGATATTATACAAAATTACACAAATCTTTATATGCAGTATTTAGAAAGACTAAAAGATTTGGGTGAAGCAAGAGAAAATACAGATGGATATAGAGTTGGTCTACCATCAAGACCGAGAACATAGGAGTAGAAAATGGCAACAGCAAATGCAGCAACCACCTTTTTAGAAAATAGACTTTTAAGTTTTATTTTCAAAAACAATGCCGCATCGTTTAGTTCACCAGGTGATAGCATTTATGTTGGACTAGCAACGGCAGTATCTAATTTTAATGACTCAACTGGAGAGTCTGGCGACCCAACAATAACAGAAGCTACGTTTACAAATTATGCAAGAGTGCAGGTTACTGCTTCTAACTGGACATTAACTGCTGAATCAGCAGATACCCAGACAATAAAAAATGCCGCTAACATAGAGTTTGCAGCCTCTGGTGGGACTAACAATACAATCACTCATGTCTTTGTAGCAACTCACGCAACCGCTAGTTT